TCCAATACACGAAGCCACCGGAAAGGAAGTTTCGTTCGTAGACTGATACCGTGGAAAACCCTATGGCCGTGGAAAAACCCGTGCAACACGCAACGACCGGCAAGTTTGTTCGCACGCCCGAACAGATCGCAGATGATCGAAGAGCTGCGGACTTGCGCTCACTGGGCTACACCTACCAAATGATTGCTGACCGTTTTGGCGTGTCCGTTGGCACAGCACACAAGATGGTCGCCAGAGCCGTTGCCGAAGTCCCAACCGAAGGTGCCGAAGCAGTCAGGAAAATCGAACTGGAGAAGTTGGACAACGCCGAACGGTATTTGCAGAGCGTCATTCAGAACCCGCCAGTCAAAGTGTCGGCTTCGGGTCGCATCGTCAAGGACGATCAGGGCCAGCCGGTGATTGACGAAGGCGCACGCATGGACGCCGTAAACGGCATCCTCAAAGCACAGCAAGCACGCGCTCGACTGCTTGGGTTGAACGCGCCGACTCGTATCCAAGAAGAAATCGTGATCTACGACGCTGACCCAGATCGTGAGCGCCGAATCTTAGAAGCCCTAGAAAAGGCGTTGGATGACAAGCGCACCACCGCTTGACCTGCTTGCCGCCGAACGTTTGGATTGGGTCAAGACGCTGGCGCGTAGCGAACAGGTTGAACCTGCGGGCGATTGGACGACGTGGTTGTATCTGGCTGGTCGAGGGGCCGGCAAGACTCGATCTTGCGCTGAATGGCTGGCCTGGAAAGCCGTTTCAAAGCCGGGGACTCGTTGCGCCATCATCGCCCGAACCTATGCCGACGCCAGAGACACCTGCGCTGAAGGTGAGTCAGGCATCCTGGGCGTGTTGCGTCGTTATCGCATGTTGGACAACTACAACCGCAGCATTGGCGAGATAGTGCTGAGCAACAAGAGCCGCATCAAGTTGTTTAGCGCCGAGGAACCGGATCGACTTCGAGGCCCACAGCACGAATACATCTGGGCCGATGAGCTGGCAGCGTGGCAGTACGACGACACCTGGGACCAAGCACAGTTTGGACTTCGCCTTGGCGAGCATCCCCAAGTCGCCATCGCCACCACACCGCGCCCAACGCCGTTGTTGAAGCGCATCATCGCCGACGAACACACCGTCGTCACCAAGGGCACCACCTATGACAACCTTGCCAACCTCGCGCCGACCGTTCGTTTCGCTATCCTGCAAAAGTACGAAGGTACGCGCTTGGGCCGGCAAGAACTCATGGGCGAACTTCTTGACGACGTGGAAGGAGCCTTATGGCACGCAGCACTCATCGACGAACATCGCGTCGGGTGGCAGCACCTAAAAAACCTAAAGTCACCAAGGCAAGAGTCGCCAAGCCAGCCAAGCCCGCAAAGCCTGCCAAACCTGCCAGGACTCACAAATCAACAGGGCTACGACGCGTCGGCCACCGCAGCGCCAGACGAAAAAACGTCAGGGAAATCTGAGCAAGTCGAGATTGTTCGTATCGTCGTCGCCATCGACCCGGCGGTGACATCGGGCGAGAACTCAGACGAAACCGGCATCATTGTTGTTGGTAAGGGCGACGACAATCACGGCTACGTTTTGGCCGACCTGACGTGCAAGGACACGCCGCTTGGTTGGGCGCGTCGAGCGGTACAGGCATGGCACGACTACGGCGAGATAGGGCCAATCGTTGCTGAGGGCAACCAGGGCGGCGACCTGATTGAGACAACGTTGCGATCAGTTGAACCGCACATTCCGTTCAAGAAGGTGACAGCCAAGCAAGGCAAGCGCCTACGAGCTGAGCCGGTGTCGGCGCTCTACGAACAAGGACGCGTTCACCACGTCGGCACGCACTCGAAGTTGGAAGATCAGATGACGTCGTGGTTGCCTGATAGCGGATTGTCGCCGGACCGATTGGACGCGTTGGTGCATGGCATCGTCGAGTTGGACCTAGCGCGTGGATCGTCGGCGGATCGCTGGTTCTCAGAAATCGCCCCGCCATGTATGGTTTGTTCATACCCAATGGCACCGTCAGAGGCGACCTGCAAGAACTGTGGGACGCGAAGGAAGGAACCAGCATGAGCAACGTCGAGAAGGCCGTTCAGGTCGACGCCAACAAGACGGTCGCCACCGTCGAGGACGTCAAGGCCGCCATCACGTCGGCAAACAAGGTCGTGAAGAACCCGAATACCTGGGTCGCCAACATCACCTCTGCCGTCGCCGCAATCGTCGCCGCCGTTGCCATCTGGCACCCCGGATTCACTGAGCCGGTCGCCGTTCAGACCGCGCTGGCATCAGCATCGGTCCTTGGTGGCTTCGCTTCGCAGATCGTCCACTTCGCCACACGCCGTTCGGCGCAGACCGCCGTCACGGTCGCCAAGTTGACCAAGTAGTCCTGCATGGCGTTCTGGAATCGCAAGGCCGAAGAGCCAAAGCCGGTCGTCGACCAAGAGCAACTGGCGAAGGTCATCGCTGAAGAAATCCAAAAAGCGATGAACCCCTACGCGGCTGCGGGTGGTTCGGTCGTGTCCTCAATGCCCGGCTTCCAATCGGGCTACGCCGGTGGTGGTGGTCAGAACCTTCTACAGACTCCCGGCACGCCAGCCATGCCGTTGCCACGTCCCGGCGACGCGTTCGGCTCACAGCTCGGCCCGGCGATGCCGTACCTGCCAGCGCCGTTGGACCCAGTTTTTGACGACACCGGACGCGCCCTGCCGAGGAAGTACCAGTACGAAGTCGCCTGGAACCTCAACCTCGATGAGAACCAGGCACCCTGGGCGGTGCTGAAAGCCCTGTCTGAACAGTGCGACATCGTCCACCGTTGCATCGAAGTCCGCTCCGCCGAGATCGCTGGCAAGCAGTTGTCGTTCACCGTGAGCGACCAGGCCATCGCCAAGATCATGCAGGAACAGAACGTCGGCCACGCCAAGGCAAACCAGATTGCGCGTGAACAGTTCGGCGAGGCCATTGACGACTCGTTGCAGTTCTGGGAAAACCCCTACGTTCACGGCGACCGCACCTGGTCAGAGTGGATCACCGAGGTTTGCTGGCAACACTTCGTCTTTGACGGCATTCCCATCTACCCGCGCTATAACCTCGGCAAGCAAGTCATCGGGTTTGAGATTATTGACGCGTCAACCATCAAGGCGTTGCTGGACAACCGAGGCGACATCCCGCACCCACCAGCGCCAGCCTTCCAGCAAGTCCTGTGGGGATTCCCGCGTGGCGAATACCAAGCCAGCCCGAACAACGACGGCGAGTTCTTCGTCAACGCCGGTCAGAACGACGAATACATCAGGGACCAACTGGCCTACTTCGTCAAGAACCGCCGCACCTGGTCGCCGTATGGCTACAGCCCTGTCGAGCAGTCGATCCCAATGGCGAGCATCTACTTGGACCGGCAGAACTGGTTGAAGCAGGAATACGCCGCAGGCACCATGCCGTCGACGTTTATGAAAACCGACTCGGACGAGTTGGACCACCTGAAGTTGGCCGCGCTCGAACGCGTGTTGAACGATCAGCTCGCAGGGAGCAACGCCGAGCGCCATCGCGTCAAGATGTTGCCGAAGTCGTTCGACCCAGTGTTCGCACCGACCATCGACGAACGCTACAAGTCCGAGTACGACGAGTTCATCATCAAGCGCGTGGCCGCCTGCTTCGGTGTCCAACCGACCCAACTCGGGATCATCCCGCGCACCGGCCTCGGTGGTCGAGGCCAGCAAGAAGGTGAGCGCGATCAGGCCGAACTAATGAACAAGAAGCCGACCGAAGAGTTCTTCTTGGACATGATCAACTCGCTGAACCACCGATTCCGCAACGTCGACCGCTCCGTGACCGCCGTGTTCATGGACGAGGACACCGCCGAGAACGAACAAAAGAAAGCTCAGAGCCTGCAAGTCAGCCTCTACTCAGGCCAAAAGACCCTGAACGATGTGCGCTCAGAGCAGGGCGAACCGCTTTACGACATGCCCGAAGCCGACGAACCGTTCATCGTGGCCGGCAACGCCATCACGTTCTTGAAGGGCTTGCTCGAAACCGACGAAAGCGGCGAGACGGTCGGCCAGACCGCCGAGGCACCAGCGCAGGGCGGCGAGGACACCGAACCTGAAGAGCCAATCAAACTGCCGCCAACGCCGCAGGCCAACCTGACTGAACCAGCCAAGCAGGACGAGAAGCCGCAGCAAGTTGAAAACAAGGCCGCCGACAGCGATTCCTACACACCGCCAAAGGGTGTTCAAGAGGAAGCCCAACGCGCACTTGACTGGATCAAGGAAGGCCACGCCGGGTCGGGCTTCACCGACACCGGACGCAAGCGCGCAGCCGATCTCGCCGCAGGGCGCTCGGTCAGCCTTGACACCGTGAAGCGGATCGCCTCGTTCCTGGCACGCCATGATGTCGACAAGCAGGGCGAAGGCTGGTCGCCGGGCGACAAGGGCTACCCATCGCCGGGCCGAGTTGCCTGGGCCGCATGGGGTGGCGACGCAGCGAAATCCTGGGTCGGTGGCATCGTCGACTCGTCCAAGTCCGTTGACGACGAGATGAAGGCGTTTCGCTCGTTCGTGGCAAAGCGCAAGCAGGCTGGCAAATGGCGCGACTTCGTGTTTGATCACGTCGACGTCGAAGTCGCCAAGGTGCTGAACGAACAGGCGCGCGAAACAGTCCTAAAAAAAAAGCCAATCCAGGCCGGTCGCCGAGTGACCTACCAGGAGCCGACCGCCTAGATCAGATCGTCGCGCACTACGGTCCAAGGATCGCCGACGCGCTTGCCAAGACGTACTCCAAGGCCGAAATCACTGCAGCCATCCAGCGAGCTCTGCGCGCCGAGAAAGCGCCGGTGCCAGACATCAACCTGAACCTGAACCCGAACCTGTCGCCGTTGACCAGCGTGCTTCGCTCCATCAGCTCGTCGGCCTACCTGTCCGGCATCAAGGCCACCGGCGACGCGCACCCCGACCAGGGAATCCAAAACGTAAACAACACGACCTCGATGGCCGTTGGCATCGACTGGAACAACTGGCAGCCGGGCGACATCGGGGCCGCAGCCCAAACTGCCGACGGTGCCTTGCGTGACCTACTCGCCGACCAGGGCGACGTCATCAAGTCGATTCTCGACACCAACCTGGACCGCATGGGCAACGTCATCGGCGACGGACTTGCCAGGGGCGCAAGCGTTGACGAGATCGCCAGGAACATTAGCGACTTGCTCACAGACCCAAGTCGGGCCGAGATGATCGCCACCACCGAAGCCAACCGCGCGCAAACCGCAGCAGCCGCCGAACAACTCGACGCGATGGGCTACACGCAGTTTGACTGGATGGCCTACGACGGCGCGTGCGATGAATGTTTGGACGAAGAAGC